ACTCACGAATAGAGTTCAGAATAAAGTTAAAAATCGAGCCGGTGTTCTCGCCGTAATTCTTCAGAAAAAGCAGCAGCGGCACTTCTGTTGCATTTCTTGACGACAGAAAAAGATGCGTCAGAAACATGGTTTTGCCAAGACCGCCTTGGCCTCTAATGATCACGTACTTTGAGTCCAGTCTGGCCACGGTGGCATCTTTTAAGGTTACCTCGGAGAAGCCTTTCTTATAGTTTATATTGTTACAGACATACATCTCATAGAACGGATGTGGCTTTTCTGCATAAAGGAGAGTCTTCTTGGTGGAATAAAACGACTCTGCTTTCTTCAGATATTTATTAAAGATCTTCTGCTGAACAGTAGTCTTTCTCTTTGCACCGGCAGCCTCAGTAATGATTGCAGTAAAAAGCTCTGCCAGTTTATCACCGGCATTGTGAAGTTCGATGTCAGGGATATCTGCCCTGAATACATAACAGAGATTCTCCACCGCTCCATCGTCATGCTGACTGATGTATTCAGCAAATTCCATCGGTTCCAGGTGAGCGTTTATCTTTTTGGAAATTCTGGTAATGGAGGTATTGCCATTATAGAACCCTTTAAAGCTAGACGCCTTGTAGCCATCAAGAATATCCAGGTCGGTGTTAGCCACAATGGCTTCAAACACCGAACGGGTAAATTCGATTGTCGAACTGCCGTCCCGTAAGACTGATGCCAGCTTTTCTACAAATTCTTTAAATTCCACTTCTTTGCCTATCCAACGCTACCCAAGCCTATCCATTTATACCCGTTCCGTTTCATACCATAACGCCATCCCTTGAAAGGGAAAAGTTGCCTGGTTAATTACAAGCAAAACGTGTCATAAATCGGTATAAAACATCGCATTTGGTAATTATATCACGTAAGAATACATTTTATCTGAAATTAATTAGGCTTTGTTAAAACTCAATTGTCCATAAGGCGCCAAAGGACGATGGGACGCATAGATAACTTAGGTCACTGCAAAAAGGCAGTGATAGAAGTGAAGATGCCCCCACCGTTGCTTTGCCGTGCCTTATTCGGACGCTAAAGCCTGTGGCCATCTTTGCTGCAGGCTTTCTTTTTTTTTGCGTTCCTTCGTCCTTTGCCCCGGACTAAGGAATGCAAATTGGAACTTAAGGTTCGTTACGACAATGGGTACCAGACCATCAGTCTGGATGATGCAGCAACAGAAGCTCTCTGGGTGACTCTCTCCGTGGAGGATGAAGATCTCGGGAAGGATGAGAAAAGCATTCAGGAGGCTTTCGAGAAGCAGTTCAACCGTCCTGATTACAACAACTGGCATACCTTTCGCCGCCACACCGGTTACAGCAGAGAGGAGGGCGACAATGGCGAGCCTTCCAGGCTCAGAGTGTTTCATGAAAGCTCCGTCTTTAACGTTGAAGAAGAACTGGAGACAGAGGAATGCTACGCCGAAATCTGCCGGCAGATTAGAGAATGTCTGAAACCGGAGTGGGCCGAACTCTTTATTGCCGTAAACATCAACGGCGAAACCATCCGTGACTACGCAGACAGAATTGGTGGATCCGAGAACAACCTCACCAGAAAACTACAACGCGCAGAAAAAAAATTAAAAAAAATTTTTTCAAAACGTCAGATTTAACCCTTTCCCGTGGCTACTAGATGTAACGCTTTTAACTCGTTACTAAGGAATTTTATGACTAAAACTTTTAGACCAATCGTGTACCTGTGTAACAGCGGCACAGGTGACACCGAAGAATACTGCCGCTTTGCTTTAGCTCAAGGGCAAATTCCGCTGTCCCCACTATCGCTTATGGCAGCAGTTCAGGATGAAGAACTTAAGACTCACATCAGTTCGGTTCTTCTGGGTAAGTGCAACGAGCTCTGGGTATTCGGTGAAGGGAAATACACTGAAATCGAAATTGCCAAGAGACGCCGTATGCCAATCCGTTACTTCCCCACTGCTCTTAAGGAGGTATGCCATGCCTGATTTCAAGCCAATAGAAACCGAGTACAAGGGCTACCGCTTCCGCTCCCGTCTTGAGGCCAGATGGGCAGTCTTCTTCGATGCCTGCGGGGTTAAGTGGGACTATGAGGTAGAAGGCTTTGATTTAGGTGACGGGATCAAATATCTCCCCGACTTTGTGCTTTATGACGTTCACGGCCTGCGCGACGACGGGGTAAACAACGATCTCTACGTGGAGGTTAAGGGCAGGATGACCAAAGCCGACGCCGAGAAGATCCGTCGCTTTCATAAGGAAGGTGCCCGAGTGCTGGTCGTAGGCAGCATTCCTGACGGAACCGATGCCCATGATGTTTACGAGAACGTATTCCAGGAGTGCTACAACGATAATGAAGGCGTCAGCTATTACAACTTCGAAACGATAGATGATGATTATTTCGGTGCGTTCCCCGGCGTGGATGAGGAAGGGCATTTTAAGCTTTTCGGAGATGACTTGAATTACCTTCGGGACCTTGACTATGAGGCCACAGAGAAGGCTTACAAAGCAGCCAGACAGGCAAGATTTGAATTTGGAGAAAAAGGAGGACTTTAATGAGAGAACTGGCAATCGCCTACGGTAACTGCCGTCATGCCAAAACCTGGGTTAATAAAACTATCAGATACACAGATTTGAAGAATCGCCTGCGAACCACTACCCACACTACGGAATCAGCCGAAGAATACGCCAGAATGTCTAAGGCACAAAGAGACGCAGCCAAGGACCATGGCGGCTTTGTGGCCGGCGTCCTTGCCAGAGGCAGACGTAAGGTTGAAACCGTGGAGCTCCGTTCAATGATTACTCTGGACGGAGACCGTATCAGTAAGGAGCTTCTTCAAAACTTTGAAACCAGAACGCCTTATACGTCGTGTCTCTACTCTACCCACAGCCACACTCCTGATAATCCGAGAGCCCGACTGCTGTTTCCGTTAACTCGTGACGTGACTCCGGAAGAATTCGTAGCGGTGTCCCGCTTCCTGGCGCAGGAGCTTGGCATAGACTTTTTCGATGAATGCTCCTATCAGCCTAACCAGCTCATGTACTGGCCGTCCACTCCGAGTAACGGCGAATACATCTTTAAGGAAGCTGAAAAGGAATGGCTCAATCCGGACATAATCCTAGACGCACATCCGGAATGGAAGGATCCAACAAGGCTTCCTACCTCATCCCGGGAAAGCAAGGCTAACCAGATCTCTGACCAGAAGGTGCAGGATCCCCTTACCAAGGAGGGGGTGGTGGGGCTCTTTAACCGGGTGTATTTTCCGGTCACCAAGGCTCTGGAAGCTTTTCTCTCTCACGTCTATGAGCCCACCACCAACGATAACCGCTGGCACTTCATAGAGTCAGGCAGTATGGCCGGTGTGGTAATTCAGGATGAGAAGTTTGTGTATTCCCACCACGCTAAAGATCCGGCTTACCTTAAGCTCTGCAATGCCTTTGATATCGTAAGGATTCACAGATTCCCGGATCTTGACGATAAGGAATCCTTCAAGGTTATGTGCAGCTTTGCAATGAAGCTTGATGACGTAAAGCTCCTGGCAGCCAATGAACGTTTGTCCGAGGCAGAACAGGACTTCAGCGTGGATTCTGACTGGAAAAAGCAGCTTAAATACAAGCCCCGCAGTACCGAGCTTCAGAACTCCACCTTTAACCTGAGACTCATTCTGGAGAACGATCCGAACCTGAAAGACATCGTCTTCAATAAGCTGGCTGACGGTATGGAAATCAAAGGAACCGTACCGTGGCACCATCCAGCCAAGTTCTGGCGCGATGCTGATGATGCCCAGCTTATCTGCTACGTAGAAGACCACTATGGCACTTTCTCTCAGAGGAACTTTGACATAGCAGTTACCAAGGTAGCAGATGACCGCAGCTACCACCCCATCAAGCAGTATTTCGAGAGTCTGCCGGAATGGGATGGCGTCAAGCGTGTCGATACGCTTTTTATCGATTACCTGGGCGCCGAGGATAACGCCTACATCCGGGCCGTCTGCCGTAAAACCTTATGTGCAGCCTTTATGCGGGTGTATGTCCCGGGGATCAAGTTCGACAACATTCCGGTGTTCAATGGCGCTCAGGGGATCGGCAAATCCACCTTTATTGCCAATCTCGGCATGGAGTGGTTTTCAGACAGTCTGGCACTTTCCGACATGAACGATAAGACCGCAGCCGAGAAGCTGCAAGGTTATTGGATCCACGAAATCGGCGAGCTTGCCGGTATGAAAAAGGCTGATCTCGATAAGGTGAAGGCCTTTGTTTCCCGTCGTGATGACAAGTATCGGGCCTCCTTTGGCCGTCGTGTCACTCCCCATCCAAGGCAGTGTGTCTTTTTCGGGACCACCAACAGTGAAAACGGCTACCTACGGGATATCACCGGTAACCGCAGATTCTGGAATGTGAAGGTAAGCGGTAACAGCAAATTTAAGCCCTGGGATATGACCAAAGAGCTCGTAGACCAGATCTGGGCTGAGGTGAGTCTCATTGCCCGGGACGAGGAACTGTTTTTACCCCGAGATCTGGAAGCCTACGCTCAGGTTGAACAGCGGGAAGCCATGGAGCAGGACGACCGTGAAGGCCTGGTTACGAGATACTTAGAGCTCCTTCTTCCTGCAAACTGGGAAAGCATGGAGCTACATCAGCGACGTGACTTTATTCAGGAGCCGGAAGGACCGCTCAACCCAAAGGGCACCGTGCAGCGTCAGACCGTAACCAATATTGAAATATGGTGTGAGTGCTTTGGCAAGCCAAAGGAGGATATCAAATCAGCCGACAGTTACGCCATTGGCGCAATCATGGCACGCCTCAGCGACTGGGAGAGAACGGTTAAATTTTCTCGAAGTCCTCTCTACGGAAAACAGCGGATTTATCGTCGAAAACAGTAGAACAACTCACTAGAACAAGTACAAGAGGAACAGATCAGGTTGTTACCTGTTCCTCTTAAAACCCTAATCAACTAAGAACATAACGGTACAAGTGGCAACAAGAGAACAAGATTTCTATATAGCACAAATAAATAGATATTTTTAATAAAAATAGTGCATGCGCGCGTGCGTAAACGCATATATGCGCGCGTATAGGATTTTTTGTGCTTGTTGTTCCCTAGGATTAGCTTATGAAAGAAACAGAAATTGAAAAGAAACTGGTGCAATCAGTTAAAGCGAAGGGCGGCATTGCACCTAAATTCGTCTCCCCTGGTTACGCAGGAATGCCAGACCGCCTGGTGCTTCTTCCCGGTGGTGTGTTTGCCTTTGCAGAGCTTAAAGCACCTGGCATGAAGCCAAGACCTCTGCAGGTGGCAAGACACCGGATGCTGAGGAGCTTAGGCTTTAAGGTGTATGTGATTGACGGGACAGAACAGATTGAGGAGGTGCTGAATGGACTTTAAACCTCATGATTATCAGAACTATGCCATTGAATACATCAAGGAAAAACCGATTACCGCTGTATTCCTGTCCATGGGTTTAGGCAAGACAATCATTTCGCTTACCGCCATAGCAGACTTAATGTTTGATTCCTTTGAGGTGCATAAAACCTTGATAATTGGGCCCTTAAGAGTAGCCAGAGATTCATGGCCTATGGAAATCAGCAAGTGGTCGCACCTAAGCCATCTTACCTTTGCGGTAGCTGTCGGAACTTTAGCTGAGCGTAAAGCAGCACTGGCAAGACAGGCTGATATCACCATCATCAACCGTGAGAATGTGGACTGGCTTGTCGAAAGCGGCAACTTTGACTATGACATGGTGGTTATTGATGAGCTTTCCTCCTTCAAGAACCACAATGCCAAACGCTTCAAGGCTCTTATGAAGGTAAGACCAAAGGTAAAACGCATCATAGGCCTTACCGGCACCCCATCATCAAATGGCCTTATGGACCTATGGTCCGAGTTCAAGCTGCTGGACATGGGAGAACGTCTGGGTAAGTTCATCACGAGATACAGGGAGAATTACTTTGTGCCTGATAAGCGTAACGGCGAGAGGGTATTCTCCTACCGTCCGAGAGAAGGTGCTGAAGACGAAATCTACCGCCGCATCTCAGACATTACCATCTCCATGAAATGTACCGACCACTTGAAGATGCCTGAGCTTATCAGCTCCCAGTATGAGGTGGTGCTTTCAGATGATGAGCGAAAGCAGTATGAGAGGCTTAAGTCAGAGCTGGTACTCGATGTGTCTGCTGGAGAGATTACTGTGGCGAATGCTGCAGCTCT